CCGGAGATGCAGTAATGAGAGCACAAGAATTTGTCACTGACGCCATAAACAAAACAGTGTTCTCGCCAGGCTGGAAAGACGAGACCACTATCTTGGGTCGCTATATTCTCAAAGCAAAAGCAGTAGAGGACTGGGACCAAAGACAACGTTTAGAAATTGACGTGTTTGATCCTGAAAGCGATATACCGTATCGAATTGCCTATGGTAAATTTAGAATAAAGCCAGGATTTTTATTTCAGAAGAATTTGCAGGCGTCGATGATTCAAGTAGCCGACAACTATCAACGTAAAGGCATAGCCACTGCTATCTATCAATATGTAAAGAAATTAGGCAACACTGTAAAACCAAGCCCATATCAGTTGGGACCTGGACAAGCAATGTGGAAAAGTTTTAAAAAATCCAATGCGTTGGCTGAACAATCATGAGAGCAAACGAATTCACACAACCACAGGCTGCTGGCTGTATAATAGTAGCAGAAGACACAGGTCGTTGGTGCTTGCAGCAACGCAGTGACACAGTGAGTGATCCTGGTGTGTGGTCAACCTGGGGCGGCGGTCGTGAACCAGGTGAAACACTGGAACAAACAGTACGCAGAGAACTTGCAGAAGAAGGTGGATATGTAGGGCCTCTCAAGTTAGAGCCACTCAGCAGCAATGCTCAATATGCCACATTCATTGGGCGTGTGCCACATGAGTTTGAACCTCAAATCAACAAAGAAAGCAAAGACTGGTGCTGGTGCGAAGCTGATCAACTGCCTGAACCCATGCATCCTGGACTTGTGCAAGCGTTGAATGAAAACTTTGCAGATGGCAAAGTAAAGGGAAAAAGCCGCCCTGGACGTGTAAAACGTGCAGGTGCTAGCTGCAAAGGCTCAGTGTCAGCCCTACGTGCTCGTGCAAAAAAATACGGTGGTGAGCGTGGTCGGATGTATCACTGGTGTGCCAACATGAAATCAGGACGTAAAAAATGAGAAACTTTATCAACTTAATCGAAGCTGTACAAAAAGGTTGCCCACCAGCAACACAAAGCATTGACCTCAATCTCAAGAACCGACAAAAAGCCATTGAAGAATATCACTATGGTCCACTCAATCACAACGAACCCAACGAAGAATACTGGGCAGAACTTGCAGACAAGTGGAACACCGACGACATAGAATCAGTAAAACAAAATCGCTGCGGCAACTGTGCTGCTTTTGATATCTCAGAAGACATGCTGGATTGTATTGCCAAAGGAATCGGGGCCGAGCCTGGATCAGATCCACACGATACTGTGGACGCTGGTCAACTCGGATATTGTAAATTTTTAAAATTCAAATGTGCTGCCAAACGAACCTGCGATGCGTGGGTCGAAGGCGGTCCTGTAACTTAACTCATCTCAATTTAATTCAGTACAACACAAGGTTGGCAGGCCGGTTGTAATCCTGCTGGTGAATCCGTGGTGATGTCGCACGGTAGCCTATCCTCTTCTTTGTACGAGAGGCTTCTGTTCTCTACCCCTGTGCCGCAGGGATGCCCAGAGAAAACGTCTGCCCGCTGGCAGTAGCGTTAGAACAGTCGTACGGGTTGAGCGTAGCGCAAGCTAGCTTATTGTCTAATACTGTCATAGATCCAATTGACACCGAGGGATCTTTAAAAGTCGTAGCAGGTAGGGTAAGGTACAGAGCCCAGAACAGTAGACAACACAAATACCTGCTGTCACAAGTGTGGCTGAGCAACTCAGCGAATGTCTTGGCGCCCTGCTTCAGGGTGTCGTATGGCGTCACAATCTAGCGAAATATCTCATGTTTGATTCTAATATTCAAGCGAGCTGTCAAGCGAAGCTTGGATCGCACTGCGATCCCTTAACACTGATGTGCGCTCAAAATAACTAAATAATTCTATATGCGAGCAAAAGAATTTATCGACGAAAATCTACGCAAGTGGTTTAAGGAGAAGTGGGTTCGATTTGGACCTGATGGGAAAATCCGTGGCGCTTGTGCTAGAGGCAGTGACAGTGAGGGTAAACCTAAATGTTTGCCTCAGAGCAAAGCCCAGAGTCTAGGCAAAAAAGGTCGTGCAAGTGCTGCTGCTCGCAAACGACGACAAGACCCCAACCCAGAACGCAAAGGAGCAGCCATCAACGTGGCTACTAAGAAAAAATGATTGTAGACGACTTATTTGAATCACCACAGACATGCCCTGAGTGCGGCGGTCCTGCTTTTTCAGACCTGCTGCTGGCTGAAAAGAAAGATGCCTGCTACAACAAAGTTCGCAGTCGCTACAAAGTATGGCCGTCAGCTTATGCATCAGGTGCGCTGGTTCAGTGTCGTAAAAAAGGTGCTGCCAACTGGGGCAACAAGAGCAAGAACAAAGGTGTGGCGGAAATGGACTCGCAAGGTTATACAGGTTCAAGAGATCGCAAGAAAACCAGCAAGTACGGCAGTCGAGACCACTACGATTAGGGTGGATCATAAAGCACAGGCCGTCCACTGACAGCAAAACAAATGATGGATAGAGCGCATAAAGCCATGCTGAAGTCAATGAGCAACGACAAGAAAGTAGACAAGGGTTGGCGTAATCCCAACGTTGATGAAGGCGCTGGCAACATCGGTAATAGTATCAAAGCCTTGTATCAGAAGATCTACCGTGCCGGCGATGACGAAATAGAATACTTCTATAACGACAGTCCTATCTTTGCACAATACTGGGACGAATACGAAGGCGATTTAGATTCAATCATTGCCGAAGTTGATCCTAAAGAATTACAAATCATGCACGATGAGTTAGAATCATATGTGGAACAAGCAAACTTGGCAGAAGAACAACTAGACGAAAAGTGCTGGGACACTCACCGGCAAGCGGGAATGAAAAACAAGGGCGGCAGAATGGTGCCTAACTGTGTTCCCAAAGAAGGTATCGAAGAAGCTGACAAAATTGGGCACATGGACGCCGACAAGTTTGATGACGCAATGGCTCGCTTAAAGAAACTAGCAGGTTCGGGGCCCATGAAAACTGTGTGGGACCCTGTAAAGCGTGTTTACAAAAATGTGCCCGTAGCACAGCAAACTCAAGACAAAAAATGAGAGCACGAGAGTTTGTAAGCCGACGCAGAAAGCAAAAGAAGCTGGATGAGCTGAGCTTTCTAGGCAGTGAATGTACCAAGGACTGCTCAGGACACCGAGCAGGCTACGATTGGTATAAAAGAAAAGGTTATGAACCTGCTAGTTGGAGCAATAGCTTCAACAAAGGCGCTGCACTTGCAGCCGCCGGCAAATAATATCCTACCAAAATCAACCAGATACATAAGTGCATGATTGATCTCTGCACCATTGTATTTCGGGACGAAGTCAACACACTGCAAACACAAGCTCGCAGCATCGAACGGTATTGCAACAACATTGGTATTCGCAGTATCTATGTTGTGGTCAACGACTGCGATGATGTTTCACAGCAAATTGATCCAGCTTGGTGGGGACAACACCAAAATCAAGTTCGAATCATACCCAGGTCAACCTACAGCGGCACCTGGGTTGACAACGGTTGGGTAAGTCAACAGGTGTTAAAACTAATCACATCTGCGGTCAGCAACAACGACTGGTGTATGATATTGGATGCAAAATCTTTCTTTGTTCAGGAAGTCGATCTTGACCATGTTATGTCTAGAGGACGTCCTTGTGTAGGTAGCTTGGAGTTGTATCCTGTGTTTCGACGTTCTCAAGAAATTGCTGAACAGTTGTTTGGGATCAAGTTAGACCGTCAACTGGGCCCCGGCGGGGTACCGTTTATTGTAAAACCCAGTGTAGTGCGAGCAATGATCTCAGAAGTTGAGCAGCGCACCGGAGAAAATTTTACAACATGGTTTCAAGCACAAGGCATGCTTACAGAGTTTGTGTTGTATTCGGCTTACTTGAAGTACAAGTACGAGAGCTTTGACGCTCTGTATCATTCAGATTTCAAACTAACCAATGTCAATGTATGTCACAGCGAAGTGGCAAGATTTGATCAAAAATTACAGGATATGTTCAAGCCCAGTACACTGTCTGTCAGTGTGCATAGAAATGCCTGGAAGCAACTGTCGCAGCAACAACAAGATCAATATATAAACTTTTTGCATCAAAGAGGTATTGCGTGAAAGCTCTGTGCCTAGTTGCTCACCCCGATGATTGCATTATATTTGCCTACAGCTATATTCATGCACATCCTGAACACACTTGGACCATTGGCTATCTAACCTATACAGCACAGAATCCACGCGGCGCAGAAATGTCAGCGTTTTGGAACCGTAGAAACATTGATACAGTGTTTTTGGGCTTTGAAGATCACTGGCACGACAATGAACAAAAACAATTTACTTGTTGGGACCCAGTGCATGCTCGTCAAGCTTGTTGGGATTTGGCCAGCAAATATGATCTTGTGCTGACACATGATGAGCACGGTGACTACGGTCATATACATCATCAACTGGTGCATCAAGCTGTGCAATCTCATGTCCGTCTGATAACTTTTGCACCACGTGAATTGGGAACACGATACATATTACCAGCAGATGCTTACAGTCTAAATGAATTACCGCTGCACGGAAACATTGTAGCAGGATTTCATCAACAAGGCCATTGCAACAACTACAAGGAACACAAATGAAACTAATGGTAGCAGGATGCAGTTTTTCGGCACCGTCGCAGCGACTTCCAGGCACTAGCTGGAGCGAATTACTAGCTCAACGCCTGGGTTGGGACTTGGAAAATCTTGCACGCCAAGGTTGCAGCAATGGCGGTATACGTGTTCAGATAGATGAAATACTGCGTCAACGTCCCGACTTTGCTGTGATTACACCCACGTTTTGGGACAGAATGGAGATACCTGCTACAGCAGCACCATTTGATTGGAAAAAAAGCACCAACGGTTGGAATCCTGAAATACAACGTCACTTACAGGATCGCGGTTTAAAAAATGGTTATCGTAGAGAAGATGGCATCAACAATGTCAATTACGGCAACAACAACTACAACATGATCTGTGAAACCATCTATACGCTGGCCGAAAACTTTAGCCATCCCTACAGATCTGGTCTCATCAACAAAACAGCACAAACTGCTGTAAGACATTGGATTGACGGAATCTATGATTCTGAATGGAAAAAACAACAAGACGAATGGATCATCAAGTCGGGCATCTTTGAACTATACCATGCCGGCATCAACTTCTTGTTTGTACCTGTGTTGTTATGGCCGTTTGATCCTGAACTAGGTCAGAACCAGTGGCGTCGAACAATTACAGAAGCCATACCTGATCGCTATGTAATGTTTAACGAGCGTGAGTCAGTGTTGCCCATCTGTGGTAACAACCCGTTCAGTGGAGAAGATCCTGGATATCATTCTGGACCTCACGGTCAAGAAATTATTGCCGACAACTACTACCGTAGAATCACTCAAGACTTTGGGTTACTTTAAATGCGGTTCAATCATACGGCGCATTTCGTCATACTTTTCTTGACGGAATTCGTAAAGTCTACGATGATTGTGATCTAGTATTCGTTTAGATTGCAACAATACATCAACTAAGTTTTGTTTGCTAAGATACTCAACTTGCGCAAATGCCGCTTGCCATCGCTCAACATCATCTTCGATATCGTCGTAGCTTTCGTCAATTATTGAATCAAAAGTTTTAAATCCAAACGAGCGTAGTTTTTTAAGCCAGTGTGGTGCTCCAAAGTGAACAAAAAGTCTACGCGAATGTAAACACTTTCCAATTTTTTCAGCCATGAGATAACAATTGCCCGATGGCAGTGTTTCTACAATGATGCTGAAGTAAGTGCGTTTGTAGATTTCCCAAGGCTCCATGCTGCTGACTGAAGGCTCAATCTTGTCTTTTACTTCCCAAGCAGGGTCAAGGTTAGGACTAACATAAGGATATGTTAAAGTTTGATCAGGGAATCGCTGTGCCACACGGCGCGGAGTTTCAGTGATACAGCCGCCAAAAACGTCTCGATACGTTGCTATTGACTTTTCAAGCAAGCCGGACTTTTGTAAAGACAGCATCACAAAGTCTCTGTGTTCTCTGCGAGCACCACACAAACAATCAAGTAGATAAGGTCGATCCAGTGGAAAATCTTCTCTAGGCGGATTCCACTGTAAAAATGTAAAGCTCCACCAAGGTCTATACACAGTGCGGGCATCCAATATTTCGTCGCTGTACAACCCGCCCACTGTCAACAGCCAATTTTTAGCTTTGGTAGTTTCAATCCATTTGATCAAATCAGTTTGTCTACGGAACTCAATATCAGTGAACAAAATCAAATCGAACTGTTCAAGATCAAGACCTTCAAATTCAGGTTTGTAAGCAAAATCTCTTGGATTATTGTAGTGCACCGGTAATGCTACAATTTTAGTAGGCTGTGCCAAGGCTTCTTCTAAGCCAACAACCTGCGGGTAATCGAACCCCCAATCAATGGCTTGATAGCCAGGGCTATAAACTTTGAGATGTGGATAGTGAGTTTTCATGGTCGGTAAGCTCTATAAGTGTTTCCGTATTTTTCAGACAAATGTTGATCAGCGGATGCAGGTCTGTGTAACCAGTCCAGCGGAGGTTGTCCAGGACAGATTGGTTCTTCGATGTAGGTTTTGAGTTGTCCAGTAGATTGCGCTAGGCGTTGGCGTATCAAATCCATCCAGCGATCAAAATCAACTACTTCTTGGCGCTCCCAGTCAAACGTTACACTTCGACTAAGGTCTGGCACAGCATCGCATATGGCTGTGTGATAATCAGGATCAAACCCACCAATCTTGGTCATGTCATCGTACATGTATCTGCGTTGTGGTTCTGTTGTAATTTCTCTGCGGCTCATGGTCCAGTTGCCTAGAAATTCATATTCAGAGACCCAACGAATGAGTTCCCCTTTGCCCCAGGGAGGAACAGTGGCTTCGCCGGGGCAATTATTAATGATAGCATCAAGCCAATGGCATTTGTGACGTTCTTCTAAAAATTTTGCCATATCCATAATGTCTTGTTTGAGCACAGGAACATATTCACTGATAAAACAATGCGGGGTTTGTCGCTCGATTCCCAGTGCATTTTTGATAGTTTCATAGTAGCCCCAGCTATGACGTTGATTTTCTAGAACCATGTAGTTGATTTTTCCATTCTTAAACGGCTCATAGTCGCGAATAAGAATACAGTCAGGGTCGTTCATGACCATGAGATCATAGTCTAGGTAATGTAGGAAGGCCATTTTGATAGCCTGCTGACGTAGCCACCACCCGCGATAATCATCATCGAATACCCAGTTATTGACCTCAGGATAAAGTCTATAAATTTCTGAATCAGGAGCGTAGTCAAAGTTGGTGGTATCAATGCCGTGCTTTTCAAATATAGGCCAAAGCTCTTCCTTGGGCACCGGGCTGGCAATACAAGTGCGGTCTACACCAACAAGGTGGCCACTGAATTCAGGCTGTAGTGCCATTACGGCGTGTGGTACACGATAACGTGCTAGGTATACAATTTTTGCTGATGTCATATCTTGTTACAGGTTTTAACGCATTGGTATGTTCTACCTTCTGCAATGCTATTTAATTTCCAGGTTTGTTCTACTCGATCGAACCATTCCAAACAGTGTTCCAATGGATATTCAAGAGCATTGTTTTCATGCACTAGGGGTGCTAATTCTCGATTGCCTGGATGATTCATTGTGGTAGGATAAAAGCCCAAAAAGCAGCAAGGGTAAACAGTGCCATCGGCTGCAACATAAATTTCTCTGTTGCGTTTGTGAATACACTGCATGTTAAGCTCCACAGTATCCCGCGGCTCTTGTACAGTTTTGCTGTTATACCAAGTTATGTGATTTTCTAAAAAAGGTTTTATATCTCTGGGTGCTCCGTTGAAGCCAGGGTCATTGCCGATTTGATGACTAAACTCTCCGGTGCGTGAGAAGGCAGGTCCGTTGTCTCTGCCATCATATATGTTTTCAAACTTGGCGAAACCTAACTCTTGTGCTAGACTCTTGCAAGCTTGTTCTTGATGACGATTGTGTTCAAAAGGTACAAAACGCCAAACAGCACGACCGCCTGCACGAATAAATGCACTAGCATGTTCAATAATTCTATGCCAGTCTGTGTCTTGACGATACAGTGCATGAGTGTCAGCTAACCCATCGATTGCCCAGCCAATTTCAACTCCCGGTAATGCCAAACGTGCCCACCATTCAGCACTGCGTACACTGCCATTGGTGTTGATCATTACAGGTACATTGTGATCAACTAGGTATTTGACTATTTCTGCTCCGTCACGAGCTGACCCAAAATCCCCAAGGTTACCGTTGAAAGAAAACCCGTGAGCAAATCCATGACTCACAGGCACACGCCCATTGACAGGAGGGTCGGGCTGCATGATGCCGGCCAGTATCTCGGGAGTAAAAATAGTTTGGAACTGTTGTAGATTTAATTCTGTAACAGGATAGCCCGAATTGAAATCCATGCCGCGATAGTTTCGCATGCACATAGGGCAACGTGCATTGCATCGTGTGGTTAATTCAACATGAACTCTGCGTATGTCAGTGAGTTTTAACATGGCAAATATTTATAGCTGTAGTTTTTGATAAATATTCTTATGAACAATCAGTTTGTCAAAGTTGTGTTTGATGTGCATTGTCGTTGGGACGGAATTCCCCCACGATACCGTTGCTATGTCGAAGATGAACTATTTGCCGAACGCACTTGGACTTGGCAAGGTGTATATCTTGAAGAATCGTTTCAAATACAAGCACCACCTGGTAAGTACAAAATCAGATACGAATTGCTGGACACTGAACATGCAGAACTGCGGTTGAAGAACCCCAGAGTAGAAGTAGGATCAGCTGTATTGCACAAACACGATATACTGGAGATCATTGATGAGAATACGTGAAATTATGGAAACAGCCAGTGTGGGTGCCACAGCAGCAGGCAGTGTTGCTCCAGCTATTGGTAACTTGGGCATGCTGTCAAGAACCGGCTCCGGCTTGCTGACAGGTAAATATACGTCTGAGCCGACACCAAACACGCCGGCCAAATACAAAAGGAAAAAACGTGCTAGTTGATGATTTAAAAACACTGTTGGCCACACAATACGCCTTTGTGATCAAGGCACAGCTATTTCATTGGAACGTAGAAGGCCCAGACTTTGCGCAACTACACGAATTTTTTGGTGACATTTATGAAGAAGTCTATGAGAATAGCATAGATCAAACCGCAGAATTTATTAGAATACTAGACGACTATACACCAGGCAGTTTTGAGCGTTTTGCCGAACTCAGCCTTATCACAGGACAGACCAAAATCCCACGTGCTCGACTCATGATCGAAGAACTGTTTGCTGATGCAGAACAACTGATTGCATTGTTGAATCAGTGTTTTGATGTGTCAGAAGCAGAAGACCAGCAAGGTATTTGCGACTTTCTTGCAGGCCGCATTGATGCCATGGGCAAGCACCGTTGGATGTTGAGAAGTTTCTTGAAAGACTCTAGAGCATGACATCAGATATTCGTGATATATTACAGCGTATCACTGCCATTGAAGAAGGCAAGACCACACCTGCCTCAGTAAAGCATGGATTGAATCCACAGCAAAAATCAGTGCCGCAGTTGCCTGCACTGTTCAAGCCCAAATCTATCAAAGCCCTGGGTGCCAAAACAGATCCCGAACATCCTATGAAGGGCTATGCTGTGGGTGCAGATGAAAGTGTAGAGCCCAAGAAATCTGCGCTGGAAGAAACAATGGCCAAAGTTGAAGAAGACATGCTGGGCAAAGTCAAAGCCGACCTCAACAGCTACTTAGACCGACTAGAAAAGAAAATGGCCGGTGATGATGGACAACGCGAAAAAGGCACACCTGACCTGGATCGATTAGAAAAGAAAACTCGAATCGATCGTGACCTCATTGACAAAGCAGTGAGCGCAGTTGTAAAGGGCCAGGCCGAGTCTGAAGAAGAAATTGCCGAAGATCCTACAGAACAAGACACCATGGTCACACCTCCGCCTGCTCCTGTTGAAGATCCTGTGCTGCCAGAGTCAATGGGTCCTGTGTTTACAGTAGAAATGAGCGACGGTACATGTTTGGAATGCTGGGGCGACGAAGGTCGCGGCTTTGAAATTCGCAGACAAGGTCGTGCCATGCCCAGTCGTTTCCCCAAAGCAGACCATGCCAAAATGGCCATGGACCTGTTTCGCAATCGCTGGGAACGAGAAGACCGCGGTCAAGACTACATAGAGGAACGTTGAAATGTTGTTGAATGAATTATTTGAAGTAAGTCAAGACCTTGTTGGCCGATATAAAACCGCAGCAATCAAAGACGTTGATAAAGCCATTGCTGCCAAAGCAGCAGGCGCATTGGGTCGTGACGAATACGAAAGAAAAATGACCAAACGTGGGCGGGGCACAGCAGCCGCACAGCGTAGACTCACGCCGCAAGGTACCAGACTTGATTTGACTCCTTACGGTGACGCAATTCAACGGGACTACGATCGCTATCGCACAGATGAGCAAGGTGTGGCGGAAGGCTCGACAGATTTGGTTCAGATTGAATACTGGCAACAAGAGACAATGGAGTCAGGTAGATGGGTCAAAACCAAACCTATGCCTCGTGCCACAGCAGAAAAAATAGTAGGTTCTTTTGAGCGTGGTGAAATTGTTGATGTAGAGCAAGGTGTGGCGGAAGGCCGTACCAAATAAGATCACCTTAGGACCGGTACTTGTTACCGCGGTGAGTCCGGCTGCTGGGCGTAGAAAGCGATTCGCTACCGTGGACTACAAAGTGAGCAAATAATCTTTGACATCTCCTAAAACACAGTATATACTAGCGTTTTAGGAGATTCTCTATATGTCAGAAAAAACTTTCAACGGCGACCAAAAAATCAAGCTGAACCAAATTATCAACGAGGGTATGGCTGTGATGCATGAAATTGAAACGCTGCAAGGTGGGCTCAACGACACTATCAAAGCAGTGGCCGAAGAGTTAGAAATCAAACCCGCTATTCTTAAAAAGGCCATCAAGCTAGCGCACAAAGCTGAGTTCGGTAAAGAAAAGCAAGATCACGAAGTGTTGGAAACTATTCTAGAAACTGTAGGCAAAACTCTGTAATGCGTGTAGGGCCGCACTATCAAGGATCACTAGACCAATATCATTACAATAATCCTGAAATTGGCGGGTTGTTGGAGTTTTTGAATCAGTGTAAACATCCTGATAAAATTTGGTTAGGAGATAATCTAATTTGGCCTAACAGTGTCCCAGACTCATCATACGATACCTATGTATTTGGTTTCTTTGGTGAAAACTTTGACTATCACTATCTAGAACAAGTTGATCAACAGCTAGCAGGTAAAAAGATATTGGTGTTGACCAGTTGCCCCGATACATCAAGATTTGACTTAAAAAATATCAAAACTTTTTACGTTGAACACCTTCATACTTACTTGAGACTTTATCCTCAACACACCATCAAGCCCGCTGGAAATAGAGTACACAAGTTTGGCATGTTATCGGGTATTGCCAGACATCATCGTGTACTGGCGCTGGCCAAGCTGTTGACACTGGATCCTGCAGCTTTTTATTCATTTAACAGCAAAGTAGTCTCGCAGGAATGTACAGCAGATGCGTTTTACCGGACTATGAAACATATCATTCTAAATGATTACATACCCGACGATATTCAACCAACAGTGGATCAATTGTTGTCGGGCAGTCTAGATCGTGTAATTGAGCAAGAAAGAACCAGGTTGGGCAATTGGGGCATAGACAACGAAGCATATCAAAATTGCCAGTTTAACATATCCGCCGAAACTGCCTACTATAGTCATCCTAAAAATGTATGGCAATACCTAACAGAGAAAACTTTCAAGTGTTTGGTCAGTGGTACACCTTTTGTGGTACTAGGACAAAGAAACAGCCATCGGAGATTGATAGATTTGGGATTTCAAATTCCATATGTTGACCAAGTTTTAAAATTCGACAGCGTTGAAGACAGTGATAGGATTTACAAATTTTTTGAATACCTTGAGTGGTTAAACATTCATTTGGATATCACACACTTACAACAAGTGGCTGAATTCAACTACCATTATGTATACAGTAATTTTTACAAAACCTGCGATGATCACAATCAACAACAAGCAGAAAAAATAGTATCATACATTCACAGTTAAATAACAATGAGTCGCTCACTTTACGAGCATGTAGAACGGCTTTCCAGCCACAAGTGGAGATTTATGTTAAACATACCTGAAGTAGATTCTTATGATCTGCCTATATACCGAAACAACAGATCACAGCTGATAGATCGTTTAAAAAAAATTTGTCGTGATAATTCTATTTCGTTTTTAACAAACCATGACCCTCTACAACTACATTTTAAAAATAAAAAAGGGGTAATGTTTTGGCCCGGTGATCTAATCAAAGACTTAGAGCATTGGAAAAAACTAGACAAACATTATAAACAAATAGGATTTACTCTTTTTGTTTTTACAGACAACTTCATTGAATTCGGCGATCTAGAACACGTAAAATTTTATAGTGATCCAACTCTTCATTTCTTGTTTTGTTCTTACCGTCCAGAGGATATCTCAGTCAATGAAAATCCCTCAAAGCTCTATAACTGTTTTATTCAGCGAGTAGAGTCCGTTAGACAGTCATGGTTTTATTTTTTATACCTACGCAATCTATTGGACAAAGGGTACGTAAGTTTTTTATGTAAACAACTAACTTCCTATAGTACATTAACTGGCGCTGATCTCTTTGATTATATACACAAAGAGTATAATTTAGATGACGTGCCAGAGTTTTCTAAGGCTCACAGCGAACTACGATCAATTGTTCCTTATCGTAATTTTGTAGAAAACCACAATCTGCCTTTTTACATAAAGGATAGCAAGTATTCATTGGTCCTTGAAACATATGCAACCAATTACTCAACAGATAGATGGTTGATAGGTGAAAAAGCCATTAGAGCACTATGTTTCCCGAGTATTCCTTTGCTGTTTATGCAAACTCGAGCGGTTGAAAAGTTAAAATCTATTGGGTTTCAAATTGACTATCATGATCAAATTGATAACATGAGTTGGATTGACAAGCAATGTACTTTGCTCGATATTATCGAAAATGATGCGATTGACATTACACCCAAACAAAACTATAATAGAGCTGTACATAATTGTGAAATTGGACTAGCAGCAAAACAACGATGCCTTAGAAACAATTATTTTGACGAATTTATTACAAAGGTACTGACACATTGAGTTACGTAGACGCACTATTTGATCGTGAGCACGATCGCATTCACGTTGTCGAGCGCAAAAACGGCGAACGACGATACCAAGAGTACCCAGCTCAGTATGTTTTTTACTACGACGACCCGCGTGGTAAATTTCGCAGCATATATGGCAATCCAGTTTCGCGATTCAGCAGTCGCAACAACAAAGAGTTTCGCAAAGAGCTGAGAATTCAAAGCGGCAAACAAATATACGAATCGGATATCAATCCTGTGTTCCGTTGCTTTGAAGAAAACTACAAAGGGCAAGATGCCCCAAAACTGCACACAGCATTTTTCGACATTGAAGTTGCATTTGATACTGAGCGTGGTTTCTCGCCGGTGCACGATCCATTCAACCCGATCACAGCAATATCAGTGTATTTAGACTGGTTGGATCAACTGGTCACGCTGGCTGTGCCACCGCGAGGTTTGAGTTGGGAAACTGCACAAGAGCTTGTAGCTGATTTTGAAAACACCATACTGTTCCGCGACGAAGCAGAAATGATCAAAACATTTCTAGACCTTATTGATGACGCAGATGTGTTAAGCGGCTGGAACTCCGAAGGCTATGACATTCCTTACACTGTGAACCGCACCACACGAGTACTCAGCAAGGATGACACTCGCAAGTTCTGTTTGTGGGGGCAGTTGCCCAAAAAACGTATGTTCGAACGCTTCGGTGCAGAGAACGAAACATACGACTTGATTGGTCGTGTGCATATGGATTACATGCAACTGTACCGCAAGTACACATACGAAGAGCGGCACAGTTATAGCCTGGATGCTATTGGTGAGTATGAGCTAGACGAGCGCAAGACACAGTTTGAAGGCACACTGGACCAATTGTACAATCAGCACTTCAAAAAGTTCATTGAGTACAACAGGCAAGATACTGCACTGCTAGCCAAGCTTGACAAGAAGCTCAAGTTCTTGGATCTTGCCAGCACACTGGCGCACGAAAACACTGTGCTGTTACAGACCACAATGGGTGCTGTGGCAGTAACTGAACAGGCCATCATCAACGAAGCGCACGAACGCGGCATGGTTGTACCCAATCGCAAAGATCGCTCTGACAGCGAAGACACACAAGCTGCAGGTGCCTATGTTGCATATCCCAAGAAAGGCATTCACGAATACATTGGATCCATTGACATCAACAGTCTGTATCCATCAACTATTCGTGCGCTCAACATGGGACCAGAAACTATTGTGGGACAATTGCGTCCCATTGCTACTGATCGTATGATCAAGGAACGCATGGAGTCTGGGCAAAGTTTTGCTGCTGCCTGGGAAGGTTTGTTTGCCACACTGGAATACACCGCTGTGATGGAACAGAATCGTGGTATGGAAATCACAGTGGACTGGGCTAACGGGGAAGAAACTATGATGTCGGGTGCCGAAATTTGGTCAATGATCTTTGATTCAAATCAGCCCTGGGTGTTGAGTGCCAATGGCACTATATTTACTTTTGAATCAGAAGCAGTGATTCCTGGCTTGCTGAAACGTTGGTATGCAGAACGCAAACAAATGCAGGCCCGACTCAAAGAGTGTACAAACAAAGAAGATGAAGAATACTGGGACAAACGTCAGTTGGTCAAGAAGATCAACTTGAACAGTTTGTATGGTGCTATTTTGAATCCAGGTTGCAGATTCTTTGACAAGCGTATCGGACAATCAACTACGCTAACTGGTCGAAGCATTGCCAAGCATATGGATGCATATGTCAATGAGTGCATCACAGGAAAGTACGATCACGTTGGAGAAACCATAATCTACGGTGACACAGACTCGTGCTATTTCTCGGCTTGGCCTGTGTTGCAGAAAGAAGTAGAAGCAGGACGCATGGAATGGTCAAAAGAAATCTGCATTCAACTATACGACAGCATTGCTGATCAAGTCAACGAAAGTTTTCCAGGCTTTATGGAACAAGCATTTCATTGCCCCAGGGACATGGGTGCTGTGATCAAGGGCGGTCGAGAAGTTGTTGCATCAAAAGGCTTGTTTATTACCAAGAAACGTTATGCTGTAATGATCATTGACAAAGAAGGCAAGCGTACAGATGTTGACGGCAAACCTGGCAAAGTCAAGGCCATGGGACTGGATCTCAAACGCAGTGACACACCCAAAGTTATTCAGGACTTCCTTAGCGATATTTTGAAGGATACACTAACAGGGTCAGGTCGCGACGAAATTGTAGAAAAGATTCGAGAGTTCAAAATTGCGTTTAGAGAACGTCCTGCATGGGAAAAAGGTAGCCCCAAGCGTGTAAACAACTTGACCATGTATGGCAAAAAAGAAGCAGAACAAGGTCGAGCCAACATGCCGGGGCATGTTCGCGCAGCATTGAACTGGAACAACATGCGCAAGATGAACTCAGACAACTACAGCATGGCCATTGTAGATGGTATGAAGACCATTGTGTGCAAGCTCAAATCTAATCCATTGGGTTGGACCAGCATTGGCTATCCCACTGACGAACAGAGACTGCCGCAATGGTTTACAGAATTGCCGTTTGACGACAGCGAAATGGAAGCCACCGTTGTGGACGGCAAGATTGATAACTTGTTGGGCGTACTGGATTGGGATCTCGGTGCTGCCACCAACACTGAAAACACATTTACTTCACTGTTTAGCTTCTCATGAAACTCAGCGACTTAGTTGACTACAGGAACTTGCTGGAAGAATATTCTCTTGAGGATATGCATCATCAATCACGGCAGCAAATCAATGCAGTAATGCATCAGATTGTTAACCATGGGTTACAATTCAAGCAATTCAGTAGAGAAATTGGTCAAGATGCTGCGGACATTGACACTGCTTTTATCAAGTTTGGATCTACTGTTAGAGAAATTAAACTGCACTTAGATGTACTGATCGAGCAACAGTATCCTGACATGTTTAGAGAAAGTACACGATGGTTCAATCACGAGAGCATTTACGAAACCAACGATTATATTTTAAATCGAAAGTTATCCATTGACTCTGCCGCAGAAGAAATGTTGTTGGGTAGAATTTTACGATATACCGATTGGCGACTGCCCGGGTTATGTTTTAGGCCAGGTCGAGAAAAGTGGATTGAGCATTTGGTACCGTTGGACCCACTATATCTTGTAGACAACAATTTAGAGTTGTTGGAACCTTCGGTATCTGGATTTCATCCGCAGTATCAGCGCAGACTTAGATTGTATGCTGTAGACGATCGCAACAATAACCGAGCTATATTGAAAGATTTACCTAACAATCAGTTTGGTTACGTGTTTGCCTATAACTGGTTCAATTTCAAACCTATAGAAGTAATTCAACAGTACTTTCAAGAACTGTTTATCAAAATGCGCAACGGCGGAGTGTTATTCATGACATACAATGACTGCAACTTTGCACACGGTGTTGCTCTGGCCGAAAGAAATTTTATGTGCTTTACACCCGGCAACATGATTATACGTGCTGCCGAATCGGTTGGGTTTGATTTAACCGAACGTTACAAAGGCACCGGCGATGTTGCCTGGTTGGAATTTCAGAAGCCTGGTAAAATTTACAGTATACGTGGAGGCCAGACATTGGCCAAAATAGTAGAAAAATAATATCAAAACACTTGTAAAATCTAAATAAACCTCATATAATCATTTAAAGGAGAACGACATGAGAGACTATCTATTGGACCTAGTACAACACAGCATTGATCTTGGCTGTATTGACATGCTCAAAATTGAGGGCACTGAATCGGAGACCAAAATCATTGGTGTTGGTAACGACCAAAGCGTTGTGATCGACGGGGCATTTAAGAATCCAGTTCCTGAGTTCATCGGCTTGTTTGGTATGCCAAATTTGCCCAAGCTCAAAACAATTTTGAATCTTGACGAATACAAACAAGATGCTGCTATCACTGTGAGCCGGAGTGGCGCTGGTGAGCTTGACGGTATTGAGTTTGCCAACAAGGCCGGCGACTTCCGTAACAATTATCGCTTTATGGTTGCCAACATTGTGGCCAGTAAAGTGCCCACACCCAAGTTCCGTGGTGCTAATTGGCATGTAGAGTTTGTGCCCACAGCAGCCAGCATCCAACGTCTGCGTTGGCAAATGAGCGCCAACGCAGAAGAACCCAACTTCCAGGTGCGTGTCGAAAATGGCGATCTAAAATTTAGCTTTGGTACTGCAAGCACTCACGCTGGTAGCTTTGTGTTCCATCCCGGAGTCAATGGCACATTGAAGCGTAGCTGGAACTATCCTGCTGTGCAAATTGCCAGCATACTCAGTAGCTCTGGTGACAAGACTATGAAGATCAGCGATGATGGCGCCATGCAGATTACTGTTGATTCCGGCTTGGCTGTTTACAACTACATCATCCCTGCACAAAGCAAATAAATGACAACTACACAAATTTTAGTAGCGGTACTAGCCTGGGCAATTCTAATTGGCGTTAGCTATACTCACATTGGCTGGCACAAAGTCAAAGAATGCTACAGCATGTGGTTTACCCGTGAGTATTGGACTGACTATAATACAGTAGAGTTTGTAAGTTGGTTGGCCAAAGCTATTATTATTATTCCAGGGTTAATTTTTGGTATTAGCCTCTGGTGGTTGTATTTCTTGACTCTAGCAACCAGCCTTACTTTGATCTGGGCTAGCAACAAAAAGTTTTTACCAACACTGGTAGGATTTAATACCATGTGGGTATGGCTGAGTCTAATGGTCCTAGCACAACATTTAGTTAAATGAATATATTTAGAATTTTAGATCGGTGGTCGCGAGTTGAAAAGATGCCCGAAGGCGTTATGGCACACAAGCTCACAGACGAAGTGCTGAGAAAGCAAGTGCAAGAAGAATACAACAAACGATACAAATTCGATATTGTAACTCCCTACACTAATCCAGAACAATTTGATCCGTTTAATCCTCCAAAAGGGTGGGCATATGATCCCTATTATGAATGTTGGTTAGAAACACATGAAACAAGATAATTTAACAGCCAAACAAAACGACTATGCCGTGTTTTTGCCTGCTATCTCAGGTTTTTATGCTACATTCATTGGCAAGCAAAGAAACGAACAATATGTAGATCCGGTCCGATTCCCACAAGGTCTCAAGGACATGGAACAACTAAACTGGCTTAATTCTACAAAAGGATTGTTTCCGTACAAGTGGTCACTCTACTCAGGCGGGCATGCTAACCTGGATCTTGCAAAACAAGACTGGTCAGAAGACATGGTCCGTAAGCGAGAGTCTGGTACGTTCATTCTAGGCGACTCGGGCGGTTTCCAAATTGCCAAAGGCCTTTGGGAAGGCGAGTGGAGAGATCCTAATAGTGCAGCAGTAAAGGCCAAAATGGCTGCACTGGTAGCAGCAGGACCAGAACACAAGCCAGTACTAGACAAAAATGGCAATCCAGTACTAGACAAAAACGGTAACCCCAAAGTCAAAGTTATTGATCACGCACAGAACTATCAAAAGCTCATTGACGATGCACAGAAAAAGCGTCAACTGATTTTAAACTGGCTTGACAACATTGCTGACTATGGCATGATCCTAGATATTCCTACCTGGGTTATACATGATAAAAAAGCCAGCGATGCTTGCGGCATTACCACTCTGCAAGAAGCTGTGGATGCTACCAAGTTCAACAATCTTTACTTTATGCAACACCGTCGTGGCAAGAACAACGGCGGCGCACGTTACTTAAACGTGCTGCAAGGTGACAATCATACTTCAGCCGATCAATGGTACAATACCATGAAAGAGTTCTGCGATCCTACTGTGTATCCAGACACACACTTCGATGGTTGGGCTATGGGTGGACAAAACATGTGCGACGTGCATTTGGTCTTGAAACGACTGGTTGCATTGCGCTATGATAACTTGCTGCAACAGGGTGTGCATGATTGGATGCACTTTCTTGGAACCAGCAAGCTAGAGTGGGCAGTTCTCTTAACTGTTATTCAACGTGCCGTAAGGAAATATGTCAATCCGTCGTTTACCATCTCTTTTGATTGCGCCTCACCGTTCCTTGCAACTGCAAACGGACAAGTTTACTTCGAAAATGTCTTCCCACAGGACGGCAAGTGGTCGTACCGCATGGCTCCTTCAGCCGATGACAAAAAATATGCCACAGACACAAGAAAGTGGTCAACAGGAGTAGTGGCTGACGGAATCTATGATGTGTGGCAAGATTCGCCAATCAGCGACATGCTCACAATGAAAGACATCTGTATCTACCGTCCAGGTGATCTAAACAAAATCGGCAAAGAAGGCAAAACTTCTTGGGATAGTTTCAGTTATGCCCTGTTGATGGGTCACAACGTTTGGATGCACCTAACAGCCGTGCAAGAAGCTAATCGACGCTTCGATGCAGGCGAGCATCCTGCTATGATGCAACGCGATGGCGGCGACTATGCTTATTTTGAAGACATTGTAGAAGCCATTTTTGCCGCACCAGATCGTGTCACAGCCGAAGCCATCATCGAAGAATACAGCGATTACTGGAAACAGATTGTGGGCACTCGCGGATTCAAAGGCAAAAAAACTGAAAACGCTCGCACTCAATTTGGAGCATTGTTTAGTTTTGAGCAACCAGAAGTTGACGAAGCCACAGATGATACTGTAGAATTAGACAATAACAAACTCGAGCAACTAGAGCAGGATCAACAATGAATCGAAAAGGACATGACCATGTGTACTTTTTTACAGGTACAGAAGTAGAAAAAACTCCTGCATTTGGGAAGCAAACCCTGTTTGTGGTAGGGGTGCAACCAGTAGCAGAGATTCAAGATTGGTTGACTGACTTTGCTAGTTATGAAGATCAATCCAAGCATATTGAGCACATCTTTTTTGGCGCCAACCATAGTTTCCACCCAGACAACAATTTGGAATGGGCTAGGTGGGAAGGTATGATTGGGCATTTTCTTGAACGTGGCTACATGTGTAGTCTAGACATTCCTGTCAAGTGTGTGGAAGATTTTAATGACACAGGATTGTGCGAGTACCGTAATTTTGTTCCACAAATCCGCATCAGTATTCCCTATGTGAAGTTGTGGAACTACAACACCATGATCAAGATTGACGACTCAGATTTTGACGCAACCAATCCTGGTGTATGGACACACAGCTTGCACAGCTTGATGTCAAGACGAACATTCACTGACTGGGATCAGTACAACAAGGACCAACCTGTATGAAACCCAAAATTAAAACATTGAAAATTTGCCAGTTACTTATTGGTCAGTACGTGCCTCCTTCCAAAGACGGTCATGCAGGTAGGTACACTGAGCATATGTTAGAAAGTGCAGGCTTTACAATGAATCGTGGCCACGGTCCCGACATTCTACCTTTTGATTTAGAAGTCAAAACTCGCGATCTAGATGCAACAAGTCCGCAGACTATTGCCGACATGAGTCTTGAAGAAATTGTTAGCACGCCTTATAATAAGTCTCATGTACATGATAAGTTTCAACAACAACTAAGAGTTTACATCAAAGATCAAGTGATTGTTAGTGCAGACATATATGATTTTAGTTTGCCTAGAATTCAACGGGTAGTTGAAGATGCATACGAACATGCACGTAGGCAGTTGATTGAAAAACCCTGGCTAGAAGCAACGTCCTGCAAAGGCAAATACCATGGCTACTTTGAAAAATGCGCAGGAAAACAAAGCTATTCGTTTAGATTGTCAACCACACATATGACTGATCTTGAAAACATGGCTACTTCAAACTTTGACAACATCTTTGAGTTTTAATATGAACCAACAACAACGAGACACCGTAGAACGAATCAAAACAGCCGCTGAACGTAAAATTTGGGTTACGTTTCGCAAGGAAGGCATTCACCGCTATCCTGCTGCTGCTACCGATCCTGCATTGGCCACAGGCGATGAATATGATGTAAGCTTTCTGGGCGTACCGCATCGTCATATCTTTCACTTTCGTGTATGGATTGATGTCTTACACAATGATCGCGACATTGAATTCATACAATTCAAACGCTGGTTAGAAAATCTTTATCGAGATGGTACACTGCAACTCGATTACAAATCTTGCGAAATGATGTCAGATGATCTGTACGATCAAATCGCAAATCGCTATCCTGACCGTGCGGTCTGGATTGAGGTCGCCGAAGATGGTGAAAACGGCGCACTCATCAAATATGAAACTCACCGTCCTGTTCAATCTGTTAATATCTAATAGGAAAATAAAATGGCAAAGCCAACATTCAAACCCAATCCTCGTATCAATGAACTTTTTAACGATCTAGAAAAGTTCTTGGAATTTTGCCAGGATTTCGGGTATCGTTACAACGAAGCAGACCTGCATAATTTCAAGAGCTATGCATGGCAACAATACACCAAATTCTCACAGGGCAAGAATGCCAAGAACATGTGGGACGAAGATACTCGACGATTTGCTTCGAGGTACTGATATGAGTGCCGCAAGAGAAAAAGACCAAGCGGACTTTGATCTTGAGCGCTTTGTTGACATGTTCGACGAAGCCCTGACCAGTCAAGATCCCAGAGTGATGAATGCACTACGCAGTCTCATGATGATGGTGACCTTGACTCGGCCCGAAAGCCGGGACAGTGGCTTACATGATCGTAATCACGGGCCTCTAAGAAGATTGTATGAAGATGTCAATCATCTAAATAGACGACTGCACAGTTTAGAGGATGATGTTCGACAAATGAGAAATCAGGAACATCGAGACAGGGAAATATACAAAAAAGCCTATCAGTCTGACTATCCTTATGAAAAATACGACTACACCATGCAACAGGCCGCAGAACAAATAGCCAACAAAGTCGATCAAGATGTGTTAAATCAACTCAAGGCCACTTACCGAGGCAAAATACAAGGATTGAAATGAGAAAACTGTTTTACATGGGCTTGGAAAGTTATGAAGCCCGTTATACACTGCAACTAACAGAGTGGAATCGTCGCGTGTTTGATCGTCGTGGTCTGGACGTTGTGTATGTGCCCGGCAACACTATTGACAACACACAGGCTATCTCAGTGGGTCAAGTCCTGGACGCACATGGCCGCAGTTATTTTGCCATGAGCCAGATGATGAACTTGGTGCAGTTGATGAGGAACGGCGAAGTTGGGGGAGAGGACGTGATCTACTTTGAAGACATGTTCCAACCCGGCTTTGAAAGTCTAGGCTACATCATGAATCAGATTCCACGCGAGCAGTGCCCACGCATCTATGTTCGTTGTCTAGCACAGGCCATCGATCCCGATGACTTTGTGCATGTTTGGGGCATGGCCCGTTGGATGGATTTGTATGAAAAAATGGTCAATGAAATGGTCACGTTTAGTGGCGGTGCGGTACTGGCTACCAACGAAGAAATGGTTGCGCACATGCGCATTGCTGGATGGACTGCTCCGATCTACAACATTTCAGGGTTGGCATTCGGCAAAGATGAAGTTCTTGAGCGTATCGGCGGCTCGAAAAACATCCAACCGTTTGATAGCCGTCCGCGGAGGGTGGGTTTCGCAGCCCGGTTCGACCAAGAAAAACAACCTGGCTTCTTTATGGACCTCATTGAAATGTATGGCGAACTTACCACAGAACCCTGTGAGTTTGCGATATACTCGGGAGGCCCATTGCGCAGCAACAATCCGGCTTATATCGAGCGGGCTCGACGCATGGAGGCAGAGGGCAAACTCAAAATCTATGAAAATCTAAAGAAGGATGAGTATTATGCTCTTGTTAACAATACTCGTGTGCTGTTCAATTGTGCTCTTCAAGACTGGGTCTCAAACACAGTTTCAGAGGCTGACACTCTTGGTTGCAATGTACTATATCCTGCTTATCGTAGCTTCCCAGAGACTTTCGCCAATGATCCAAACCGTCTCTACATACCTTGGAGTATAGATGACGCTTATCACAAGATGCAGAACCTACTGCGAGAACCGCATCACAACATGGGACTTGTTTCCGACTGGAATAATGCCACTGTGGATCGTATTGTTGATATTATGTCTGGGCAAGGTGAGCAGTGGAACCGAGCGGGTAATCGATATCGTGACCACGCTGCTCACGAGAAATATCAAGTTGTGAAGATTGAATCATGAACGTTGTAGTAACAGGCGCCGCTGGCTACATTGGCGGACAAGTGGCATTGCAATTGCGAGACGCAGGTCACAAAGTAACCGGTATTGATCGTAGGCCCTTGCCTCAACATCTGCAGG